GGCTTATTCTTAGTGCGTGTACTTGACATTACATTTACTCTCGGTTAATTGTTTACGCATATTATCATAAAAACATAATTATTTTTACTGCTAGTTTTTTAAGCTAGCAGTAAGGTTGATTACTCGTCGTATTCTGGGTGATTTAGGCCCATTCGTTTTAGTGCTTCTAGTGTGGATTCGCTGTATGTCATTATATGCCCTTTAACTGTAAATGTTTGTTAGCTGTATGTAAGACAGACCGCTGTAAACAGTTGTATCGCTAGCGCCTGCAACTGATTGCGCCCATCTTGTACTAATATAGCCGCCAGTCGCCCCGTTTGTGCATGTGCCTTTTATACACAACAATCTATGCGATCCCACTGCCGCTCCAAATATTAGTGTCCCAGAAATGTTTCCCTGGACTGCTGCTACATCCCCCGCACTTACTTTTAGAGAGTTACTGCTTGGACCGTATGACAAAGTAGAGCCAGCTGGCGCACCTAGTGAAACCCTTAAATCTGTGCTTATATCCCCATCATACTCCATTGATAATTCGAAAATAACTTTTTCATTCGGAGCCAGCCACACTTTCAAACTAGTGTCATCTACTACGCTTATACTGTTATTAACGACTTGATTTTCAGTTTTATAAACGGGAGGTCTTGCACCATTTATAAACAATCTAGGTACTCGTCTATAATCGCTAGAACTCATTGTTGAATCCGTACCGACCAGCTTTGTTATGTTTGCATCCTCCCCTTGCTGTATAAATATGTTGCGAGGCTCTATTGTTTCTCCAGCGGGTCGCTGCACTAATACCGAGGGATTTAAAGGCGCTGTGGGGTTTATTACGCTAAACCCGTTTATATATATTCCATCTGTGGGCAACTCGTCAAAACTACCAATTACATAAGTATTTGTGTAATTACCTAAGCTTCTGTTATTTGTTAAGTGAATATTTCTACCCGCAACCCATGCAGAAGCGCCGCCAGCTTCAGCAACACCGAGCCCGCTATTCTCAAATACATGGTTGGAACCGCGCAAATAAACTGGGGTGTTATAAAACCTAACTGCTGGGTCTGTTCCATTTTCTTCACCCTCTATATTATTAATAACTATTCTAAGTGCTGGGGTTGAATAGTTCGACGTGGGAGACCCTGCCGCAATTGCATGGCCTCCGCAATTGTTGATTCGTCCATCCGTGATATTACAAAGACCTCCGATTACTGCTGTAATCAAGTTAACCCTGTTGGTTAATTCGCCCCTATCAAATGATATTCCATGACCCTTCATTGTGTTTACGTCGGGGTGATTTAAAGACCCTGTAAACGCTGGCCCTACTACATGAACTCCACTAGAGCCGTGCCCAAATATATAATAATTTTCTAGTATGCAATGGGTTAGCCTCGGAGCGCCGCTTTGATTTTCTGGGACGTCATCACCCTCAAATAATACACCGATGTTAAGGGGACTATATGCCGCTGTCCTTCTTGTTGAGCCACCAGTTACACCCATATTTTTAAGGCCACTATTACCCTGTCCAAACCTGATAACAGGCCCGTTAGTGTGGTTTGCATGGAAATAACTTTCGTTCTTACCTTTACCGTTAAAAAGCAACTGCTGATTAACATATAGAGTTTGACTAAGTCTATAATATCCTGTGCCCAACTCAACACGACCAAGATAATTATTACTGGTACACCAACCCAACATGGCTATACAAATCGAATAACTATCTGCAACTGTATCCGCACCGCCTAGGCTCTGAGAAGTTACAGCGCCAAACTGTTCAAGTGTGGGCGCTCCACCATTTGTGACAACAGCCCACTGATTTCCCAAGCCGTCATTTAAAAGGCCGTCAGCCAACTGTGCTGGGCTTTGGCTTGCGGTCTGGCCTGTAACACCGCTCTTAACCCAAGAGGCCGCACCACTATCACCCCTAGATGTGTAACCTAATGTGTCTATGACCGAACCAACAGCAAACGAATTAGATAATGCTATTAATTGAACAGTGGTTAGCTTTTCAGCTAACAGCGTGGCCTCAGCCGCAACCGCCCCAGCCTCAGCAGTTACAGCCGCATTTTTAGCCGTTACAGCATCTGCCAGTATTGCCTGAAATGCTATTAAATCAGCAGATGAGACAGGCACAGTAGCTGTTAAAAGCTCTGGTATGCTTGTTGCTGGGTTATTTGAGTTTACAGTTTTAATACCTAAACTTCTGAAGTTGGGGTTTTTTGCGCTTCGATATTCGACTAAAACCAAACCATACTGAAGATTTACAGAGTAAGTGCCTAAGACGCTTATGGTAATAACAGATACAGCACCTGGTAACGTTTCGCCTGTAGTGCTTTGCTGTGTAAATCTTATCTGATCGCCGATAGATAGATCTGAGTTAGGGTCTCTTATTTTCCCAGCTAATGTAATAAACGCCATTGTATTAAATCCTGTGTTTCTAAGTTATCGATGAGGGGGCATCACCGCCACCCTGTATAAATCTTGATGTGTCGCCGTTTGTGATTATGTTTATTGTACCAGAGTTAAGGTCTAAGCAGTTTCCTTTTAAGCCGCCAAGCTGACCCTGTGGTCCGTTGCCGCCGTCTTGACCATGACCGCCACCGTCACCCGCGTTTAATGCCCCTGCGCCGCCTGCTTCTTCTGTGCCGTCGTCACCGTAAAATGATTGGTTAGCACCGACTCCGCCCGAGCTTATAATTAAACCAGCACCACCGCCGCCGCCGCTGTAACCTTGACCGCCAGAAGCACCACCACCGCCACCACCAGCAGAGAGTAAGCGACCGTTGGCAGTGTAAGTACCGTTACCAAAATCCGGTGTCGTGCCGTTTAGATAGACATTAACAGTTACGCCAGATGTCCCTTTCAAAGTTAATCCACCGTTGAATCCGTTACCGCTTCGACCGTCTCCGCCTCGTCCGATTGCTGCCGCACCATTAATAAACACTAGGTTTACAACCGACCCGCTTAAAAATGACCCTGTAGTTATAGCTTCATTAAATGTATCTTGACCAAAATACGGTTTATCAAATATAAAGGTGAATGTGTCCGAAGCAATTGGACCAAGAGCAATGGTAAACATGTTATTGTCTGTTATATTATTGACAGGCAAATCCGATCCGGATATACCGCCAATAAACGGGTTATATGTGATAGTTTTAATTTTGTATGTTCTGCCGATGTTATAAGACGGTGTTATTTGTACGGCTTGCGCTCTAACGCCAAATCTTACATTGCCTTCATTGTCTTGATTCTGTAACGCCCTAACCTCTAGCACGTCGCCTAATTTAAAATCAACGTCTGCTTCTTCCATCTCAAAATCAATAGTCTGCGGTCGATTGCTGAATCTTTGCGCATAGCGTACCGTCGTTAAATTCGCCACTTCTATGTTATTAGATTTGTTTGATAGGATAATTGACTTACCCATCTTTTTAACTTTTTCTTCGCCGTAAAAATCAGCACCTTCGAGATCACTGTTAAATGCAATGCTTGATCGCTTAAAGTTTACATCATCATCACTTGATAGAAGATTGCGCTTATCGTATTGCAAAAAAGCACGAGAATAAAAAAGGTCACTAGGCTCATCTATATCAACAGAGTTAAAAGTGATTTCTACGCCCTCGGTTAATACTGATGTTGTACTGTTCCATGGTGAAGTAGCTTTTAATGTGGCTTTGCCGATGCTTGTATCTGTGTAAATGTCTAACATAAAAGCCTGGCATAAATGATTTAATACATTTTCAGAATCTTCAGCTTCGTAAAATATGGCATCAACTGAGCTGGCAATACTGGGTAGCCACACGTCAAGCTCTGCCGCAATCGCTGTGCCGTCGTATTCAGTCGTTGACATGTCGGCATCGGTAAAAACCGCTTCTATTACATCAAATAAATCAGCGTTAACAAATTTACGACCCCTGAATACTTCGTCACCAGCGTTGTGAGTGCTTGGTGTGTTTAGTATTGTGCGTGATCCTAACGTAATGCTAATCGACCTAACTACTGTCAATGTCACAGATGTTGAACTGCCTGTCGCGTTAGTAATCATTAACAAGTCATCACCAATGACCGCTGTGTATTTTGCGTAGTCTGTCCAGTCTGCAATATCGCCAGTGACCGAAATACTGGTCGCTCCGGCGGTTATATCGCTGGTTAGAGTCGCTTTTATAATGCGCGGAAACTGACTTTTTTTATTGTCAGCTTTGTATAGAATATCTTGACAGCTCATTGTCCACATGTCAGATTTTGATTGTTTGAAGCCAACGCAAATATAATGATTTGTTCTGACTAATGTAGTTACTCCGGCGTCAACTTTGTAATACTTGATCCTTAATGGTCTGTTTGTCAGTATATTACGCTGCTTCATTTTGCCGAAAAAAGTGCCGTTATCTTCAAACAATGGATTAGCGACTAGTGCCGGGGATGTTAAATTAGGATCACCGATAAAGTTTCTAAAATTGACTGTGCATTTAGCGCGAGACGCCACGCCGTTACCCGCCTTTAGTTTTGGCGTTGTTTCTGATACTTTAGTAACGCATTTATGGATATCAGACTCGGTAAGGATCAACCCGGTGTCAGTAAATTTATGTGTTTTTACTGATGTCGAATAACTTGATTGATCGCTACAAGTTAGCGTGGTAGAAAAGCCGGCGTTGCCGTTATTCGTGCAAGCTCCTACCACTTCTAACAAGTCTAATTCAACAACGTAATAGTGATAAAGGCTCATGCGATCACCCTAAATGACATTGTCACATCGACTAGTAAAGGGGCCTGTGCATGTGCGTTAACTTCGCCACCTGTTAAATCGAACATGCAATAGCTTTCTTCTGGGTTGTCGTCTGCTTCGTAATCAATCATTGATACAATGCTATTAGTATCATAATGTGCAAGCAGTTCAATAAAATCAGTTCTTGCCCAGACTTTAGGGGCGTTTGTATAATTTACACTTAGTTTATTGTTGGTCTCCTCTTGAATAACTTTGGTAGGCATTCCACGGCTATTAGTTGCAACTCGGCTTTTTTTATTGTGTGACAAGTAGCGCAATGTTTGCCCAGCAGTAACACCCCAAGCGACATTCGTTGTCAATCCTGCGGCTATATAGCTGATCGTTTTTGTACCAGCTCCAAATATCTCAATGGTCATATCACCTGGTGTAACTGCTGAAGCTACATAAAACACAAGGTTTTTAACATCTCTTACCATTGTGTAAGTTTCTGAATAACCTGTGCCTGTCAAAGATACAACGGCTCCAATCGGCAATGAAAGCCCATGCAACGCAAAAAATTGAGATGATCCGACACCTTCAACAGTTATTTCTAATGTCTCTGAGTTGCTGCTCAGCACCTTCGAAAAGTCTGGGTTTTGTAGGTTAGCTAATGAGCCACTTGATATTGCGCCCACGTCTAAAGTGATCACGCTGCTGGATATAATATTGCTCTTACTTAAAATCATTAGGTTCTACCGTCGCTTTGTGATTTTTGTATCTGTCTTGATAGTGCGTCAACAACTTCGTCATTAAATTCAATGATAAGATTTTGACTAGTCATCTCACCATCACTGATATCAGTTATTGTTGCGCCTTGGTCATTAAATGATTTCTGGGGTGCTTGCGCTGGTGCTGCTGGTGGTGCTGACAATGCCCCGCCACCGTCTGGCGTTGACGACATGATCGCCGCTAGTTGGGCCGCCCCTGTCAATCCTGCAAGCGCCATGCCTACGGGATTTGGAAACTGTTCATTGATGTTTTCGGCGGTGGTCATTAGTGTATTACCAACAGCTAAACCCTTTTTGATTTTATGCGCTGATTTGCTGTTATTGCCTAGGCTGGTTAATAGTTTTGTACCTGTATCTAACTGTGATTTTGCGGCAGAGTCTGACCATTTTATTTCTGTTTTTGTGTCGGACTCTGTGCTGTCCATGTTTTCCTGTTGGAGACCTGCTTTTTTATCGGCAAAGTTACGAACAATCTCTAAGCGCCTTTCGTATAGTTCCTCATCTCTAATTCCAAGTGCTTCAGCAGCCAACTCCAGTCGCGCAATATCTGCAAGCAATTCCGCGTCAAGAATCTCTGCACGAGTCAGGGTGAATTCTTTTAACGCATCAAGCGGGCTTTGAGCTTCAAGCTCTGCAAGTTTAAAATCGTCTTTTATTGCTTGTTTTTTTTCTTCAAATTGAGTTAATAAATTTAATTTTAATTCATCGCGTTCAACTTCGTCTTCAATCGCTCGGTCAAGTACTGCTTTCTCATCTTCATACTTTTCTGTTAATAATTGCAATTCTGACTTAAATCTATCTTTTATTGATTCAGAATCTGAAAGATCTTTTTCTGCGCCGCCTTTGCCAGTCCTGCCGGATAAGTTACCCTTCAACGCTTCAAGGTCTAGCTGCTTTTGTTTTTCTTTTTCTGCATTCTCAGCAATTATCACGCCTTTTCTTTCTTTTAATACTTCAAGCGTTGCCTCTGCATTTTCAAGATTTTCTTTATTCACTGCGCCACTTCTGCCGCCCATGACTAAAGTCTCGCCCACCTTAATTGAATCGTTAACCGCGTTTATTAGCTTGTCTACTTCGGCTAAGGATTGCACTTCTTGAGCTAAATCGCCATTTTTTATTATTCGCTTTAAATCAATATCAAGACTAGCACTAGAAAAAAAATCAGATAATGCGTGTCCCGCTGCATTTATCGCAGGTAAGAAAGGGCTAACGGCATTATTTAAAAAGTTTACAAATGATGATTGAGCTAAATCAACGTTACCAGCTAAATCAATAAACTGTTGCTTTTCCTCTTCTGACAAGGGGATGTTTATTTCGTCAAATCGGTTTTTTAATTCTTCAGCAGCTTTGCCGCCGTCTATCAATAAAGGGATTAGCTTTGTGGTATCTGTTGCCATGCCTTCAAGTGCAAAGCTCATTCTTTGTGTGCTCATGCCCGCGTCTTGCATCATGTTAACCATTTTTTGCAAAACTTGATCGCCGCTTAATAATTCAAACTCTCTCGCCAGCGTTAAAGCTTCTTTTTGAGTCAACCCCATTACGTTCGCAAAGTCGTTAAATGTGCCCGTTGTTTTACCTGTTGTTTCAAATTCAGAAAGAAAGTCGCCGATCCTTTCCTGCGTGTCTTTCATTTGATCGCCGAATTTCTCGCCAGTCATGCCAGTTGTGCCCATGACAAACGAAAGCTTTCTAAACTCCTCCACTGTTAATCCTGCCATTACAGCCAGCGTTTCAGTCTCTCGAATTGCGCGGCCTTGGGCAGCGGCATACGCAATGAAAGCAGTTGTCCCAGCCAGTGCAGCGCCCGCAACCATTGCTATAACATTCGCTGACTTCTTCGCAGTGTCGCTAAACTTTTTCAAGCTCTTGTCATTCTTGCCAACAGTATCTTCTAGCTTGCTTAGTTTATCATTAGTCGAATTCAACTTAGCATCAAGCTTGGCGGTCTTAGCGTTTAACTCTATTATTAATTGTTCTGTAGCCACTTCTAATCCGCTCCGTTTTGTTTGCGCTGATGATATAACGCCAGTGTAAAATCTGATCGTTTAGGTTCAATCTCTAACACGTGCGCTGTCTCTATAAAGTCCATTGCCCACGCCTCAGATGGTTGAACGCCTGATTTTACAAGCGCTTTCCACCATGCATAGAAATCAAAATCGCTAACTACTTGCTGTTCTTTGAGTCTTGCCCGTCCGCGGAGGGGCAGAAATCCTTTTTTGCCTTTGCCGCTTCCTCCTCATACAATTGATCAATAGCGTGAACCATCTTGTATAAAACGTATGTGTAAGGCTGTGCATATTCATTATCATCTTCGACAGGTCGCCAGCCCACCCGATCACACGCGTCAGCAATCTCTGATAGTTGCAAAGATGTGTTGCATTGTTTCGCTAATGTATAAAGCAGAATAGGTCCGTCAACATCGTCGATATGCTTACCAATTTCAGCACACAGGTTTATAACCGACCCGCCTGCATTAGCTTGCACAATAGGCAGTATGGCTTGTAAAGTAGACCAAATCCCACGGCCAGTTTCACGCTTAAAATCACGCTTAGCTGACCATGTTATTTTATAATCATACTCTTTATAGCAGAGCTTAAAATTCATTTAGCTGGGTGCTGTATAAGTAAATGCACCAGACGTATTGAATGTAACTGACATTTGAGAAACCCCGTTAACAGCTGCGGAATCACTTCGGCCAGTCACGGACCACGTATCACACTGCCATTTTTCGCCGCCAATACTAGACTCTACAACGCCAGCAATCTGAGTGCCTGAGTTAATAGCCGCCTTAATTGTGTCTTGCACTGTTTCTTGCGTGAGTGTAAATGTACCCGCAAATGAGACACCTTGACCAGCTACAAAGCCGTCAAAATAAGTAACGTTACCACCGTTTGCTTTGTTTGTGATTTCGATGGGTGCGCCAATATCTGTTCGTGTGCCCTCAAGTTGTCCAGCTACCAAAGCCTCTGAACCTGAGGCGCCTAATTTTATCACGTAATCGTTTGAACCTGCCATTGTGTTTATCCTCTGCTGCTGAATGTTAAATAGTTAATTGAGATGTCTGTTTGAAACCATGCCTCGCTTAATCGACCTTGGTTTACTGTCGTATCTTGCATGCTTACTGCTTGCCCATTATACACGGACTCAGTATTAAATTGAAACCCTGCGCGTATCTGATCGACTGCTGTAGCTGATAGAATCGAGCGGTCTTTAGCGTTAACCGGAATAAAAACGCTAACCTGGAAAATACCCCTGTCTTCATTGTTGTCTGTGTAAGCTTTTCCGATTGATTGAGATGATGCAGGGATAACGGCAAGACTTACCCATAAAGATTTGTTAGCGGGATCAAAAAACTCGTTATCAGTTGCGATATCGTTAACAGTTAATCCGGTAACAGTAGTTGCTAAAAACTGAGTGACTAACGCTTGTCTTGTTTTTAAATAGCTCATATTGATCGCACCTTATTAGCTATACGTATTAAATTAGATCTAACCCAACCTTTAGGCGTGTTAAATGGTATTAACTGTTTACTGTAACCACCGCTTGTCTTGTCGCCCTTGCTTGGGTTTGGATAGCCTCCATATTCTTGCGGTAAGATGTAAGGCATGTTGTTTGTAAAGTATAGTTTTTTATTTAGCACGTTGGTTGGCATGGACGATAGACTGGATAAGGATCCACTTCCGCTTGTGTTGTCGCCTCTGCTAGATGATAAAGCAAAAGGTGTACCTTCAGACATCCACCAATTATTGCGAAGTCTACCCTCGTCTACTGGCGTTTCCTTTACGGTCTCAGATAATCCCTCATAAAAAGCAGCGTATAATTTTATGTTTGTATCCTTTTTATTCTTGCGGATCATCTTCTTAACGTTGTCTAAACCTTTAAGCGGCATTACTTGAGCCTTACTTGAGGCATGTAAGCCAATACATCAGATGTAGGTGCTTTTATATCAACGTTAACGACTATATAAAACACTGTGCCTTGCTTGATTGTATCGCCCTGCCTTATAACTGTAGCGTTGTCACAAACTAACATTCTATCACCCGCTAAAATTGTATCGTTAAACAGCTTTGCGTCATAACCTTTAAACATGGCATTAGGTAAAAGCGTAGTTACTTCTGTAGTAGTGCCACCGCCTAACGGACCGCCACCAGTAGTTGTAGATTTTACAACGTAGATAAGCTCACTATCAGGCGACCCCGCAAGTGCTGCGGCTTCGGCTAGTAAACTTTTTATCTCGGCCCTTAATGATGCGCTGGACATTGTTTAAACTCTCGTTAGCATGTTGTTAGAGCCGTTATTTAACATTAGCTTATCAAGGTACCCGTCTGCTTTATCTGTGCGCACAGTTGAGTATGAGCCACCGCTAAAAAATGATTTAGATACAACGCCGTCTAGGCTTATTGATTGAGTGTTGTTGGTTGTTTCGCTTATTAATAGCTCAGAGTTGCCGACTTGTATGGCTAACTCAATCTGAGCGTTTTTTAACTCGCTAGGTATTTCATGATCTTCAATGTAATCATTTCTAATTTTCACATTGAACCTTGGGTATGGCAAAGGCTGAGTTGCTTTTGTCCTCTGCCCTTTCATGCTCTGTTCACGGCTAATTATATAATCCATAGCGAGAATTATTTGCTGCTCTTGCGTAGTTGTCGATGCCGGAATGGTAACGCCTCTTAGGGTTGCATAGGCGACCATTTCAGCAGCAGTAACAAAGCTATTAGCGCCGGATACGATAGAGCCGTCTTCAATAATTAACGCCATTTTATACACCTCATCTCTTACGCTTCACACTTTGCTTTTTGGCTGGCATCTCACACTGAGCAGCACCAAACAATGTATGTACATCCGGATTAAAATCAGCTTTGTTTATAGTTAAGCGCTTGCCGTCTTCGCCTTTGATTTCTACTGTATCGCACTGCATAAAATTTACCCTCTTGTTAGAACGCCATTATAACATTAATTTGATTAAATTAAACAAAGTGTTGTAATGATGCAAATGGTGTACTAGGATAATGCAAATAGTAAGCATCAACGGAGAGTAAATTGAATAAATCATTTAAAAAATATAACAAGTCTTGCTGGATAAGGACTAGGCTATCAAAGCCGCACAAGTCTAGAGTTGCATATCAAAAAATGATTGCATCAACAATGACAGCTCAAAGCCTAGCTATTATCAGACAAATACAAAGCAGCACGTCAACGGACGCGGCAGGCAAAGTCTGGGCCATTAATAATGTAGTGCTTAATAACTTAATAAAAATTAATGAATTATTAGCAAAGGTAAAGACTTCAAATTGAACAAATCAACAAAAGAAGAGATGGACGGCGTAGTCATATTAGCAGTTAAGATGATGCGCGATCATTCATTCGATGACGTATGTAAAAGCCTTGGTAGGTCTTACAACTCAGTACAACAGGCAATGCGGAGGCGAGGCATTCTAGTCTCGTTGGTTAAATTTAGTTATAGAAAAGGTAAAATAAATGCTAACTAACCCACTCACAATCGCACTTCACAGTAAGGGCTATACAATACAAGAGTACCTTAATTTAATCG